TGTCTAGGCATCTTACAGATGTTAAATCTGTTCTCATGGAAATTTTTAATTAACTCCTTCTGAAAATGATAGGGTTTAAATGGTGTCAGACCTTCATCTAGACTAACAATCTTTACATATTTTTCTGCAAAATAAATGGGATCGTTTCTACAAGCATAAAATTCAAGTACTTGCTCTTGAGTAAACTCTTGAGCAACATTTGCTTTTTTTAAATTGGGATTGCCTAGATAAATGTTGTCCATAATAACCTCTTACATCATTTCATACTTTCCAAACTTTTTGTCATGTTCTCTAGTTTTCAGAGTCATGTCTATAATTTTTTCTAAATTCTTAACTTTCTTTTCTAATTCTTTAGTACGTTGATCCTCCGATTTGGAGGAGTGGTTCTCCTGGTTCATGTTTTGAAACTTGGTAATTCCAGAGTTTTGCGCCAGGATACACTTTTACCACTTGATCCTGAACTTCTCTGCGTGATGGTTTTTTGATTGAAGGGAAAAACATTTTTATCATGTAGTTCTTTCCTCTCCAAGACAAATAACAGTCAATAACATTTCCTATCCCAGCTCGTAATTTAGTAGCTTCTTGAAAGGAAATCATTATGTTTTAACATTATTACTTTAATATTTAGCGTTCTGCTTCTGTTGCTGTGAATATTACTCTATAAGTAGTTGATGTTGTAGAGGATGCATATCCTATAAGTCTTAAATTTCCAGCATTAATATCTACATTAAAGGTTGCTATTCCAGTGGGTTCATTAATTGTTCCATATTCAGAAAGATACACATTACTTTGATTATGAATTACATTGATAGTAGTAGTATTAAAATTACTACCTTGCTCTGCTTGTATTTGATAATTAACAGACCTATATGTATTAGTAGACAATGACACCAAAACTTTAGCATCTAAGCTAGTTGATGTTGAAATAGAGGAACTTATTTTCCCTATATCAGTAATCAACAATTGTTCTTGTATAGTTGCTCCTGTGATGTATGGCATGGTTACTAATTAGCAGTTTCTAAAATACTAAGTATAATTTTAAGAGTATTGTTCGCACTCCCTGTGATCTTTAAAGAATCACTAGTTTCTAATACTAGTTTGCCACTCATAGGAATTAAAGCATCTGCTACTGGAACAACTCCACTCTTTATGATTTCTGTTGCAGTGCTAGATCTTAGATGAGTCAAAGTAGCAGTAGCATCAGCACTCCCTACATTTGTTATATGAGCATACAACACAATAGCAGTATATCCTGTTGGAGCAGTATAAACTGTCTGTTCAACTGTTGTTACTTCAAGTGTCTCTGTTTGAAATTTATTTAGAGCTAACTGGGCCATATTAACTGAGTGCTAAGATAAAGGGAGTCATTTCTGTAAATAAGCTTCTACTAAAAGCTCTTCCACTAATTGTACCAGTTTCTTGGTTGATTTGTAAATCATCACCAATTCTAAAATTACCAGCCTGGTCAGTACTGGTATAAATTACTTTTCCGCCATCAGAAGTAACAACTTCATTTGCTTGAATTGTTACACCACCACGTTTTGGTGTAGCAGTAGTAATAGTATTTCCAGCTCCAACATATTCAAAAGTATGGGAACTAGCAATAATCTTACTTTGTTGGAAGAAATATGCAGTTGAACCAACACCAACAGCATTAAGCAAATTAGTACCAAGTGTTACTGTTGTAACTCCAGATACTACTGGTGTTGAACTATTTATTGCATAATAAATAGGAGATGTACTAGCAGTTGCAGTTGCAGTATTAATTCCAACATTAGGTGCTGCAATTGTCACATCAGGGGTTCCTGTATATTGATTTCCTGCATTTATAATAGTAATTGAAGAAACTGATTCACCATCTAAGGTTGCAAAGGCAGTAGCAGTTTCTCCATTAGGTCCAGATGGAGCATCTATAGTTACAGTAGGAGTAGAAGTATATCCAGTTCCTCCAGAACCAACTGAGATTGTATTTACTGTTTTAAATAAAGTATTAAAGTAACATTGTTGTCCATCATAAGGTCTATCAATGTCAATGGCTGCAGATCCTGCAGATGATCCAGAACCAACATAAGTATGAGCTAGAGTAGATATTCCTAAATTAACTTGGAAAGTTGTTGTTGTTGGAACAGCATCTACCTCAAAAACAAATGGTTTTTTGTGAGGGTATATTTTGCTACCATATTCACATGTAAATCCTATACCAGCTAAAGTAACTCCCATTCCAACTGCAAATCCATGAGCAGCAGTGGTAGTAATAGTAGCTTGTCCACTAGTGTGAGTATATGCAACTCCACTAATAGTAAGAGTAGGAGTGTTTATATTAAGAGTTACTTCATCTTGAGAAACAGCAGCAGCAGAAGTAACCAACCCAGTAAATTGAAGTGGACCTACACCTCTTGAAACTAATCCAAATGTACCAAAACTACAATTACTATTTGCTATATCTGCTTGTCCTCCTTCATCACAAGTTACAGCTTCATCGCAACATATTGTAAATAATGAAACTAATTGAGCAAATCCTCCATTAGTAACAGCAACTCCAATACCACCTTGATTATATTGAGTGAATGCATCAACATTCATTGTTTTTAAAAGTCTAGCTTGCTTTCCATCAATTCTAATTCCAACTCCTGTAGTGGTGTCACTAGTGCAGTTTTGAACATATGGACCTTTCCATTTTCCTCCACCTACATTTTCTGCTATTTCTGTAGTAGGGAATCCTACAGCAGCAGCAGGAGCAATATGATTTTGGAAAGTCATATTGGCTAACTTGACTCCTTTTCTAACTGAGAAAATATCTTTTTCTGCTGTGCTACCTATAACATTTACAGATCTTTGATCGTCACCCACAATAGAAACATTTGCAGGAACTTGTATAGGATTAGTTTCAACATATGTTCCAGAAAGAACTTTGACAGTTGCTCCTGATGTAGCAATACCTACAGCACCAGAAATTGTTAATTTAGCATTATCTATTGAAGTTCCATTATTAGAATCATCACCATCTTTAGCAACATAGAAAACATTAGGTGCAGAGTTAATACCTGTAGCAGAAGCATTAATTGTTACATTATCACCAAGTACAACTTGAGAATTTGTAATGGTAACAAGACCAACATTAACTGTATTATTATCACCATCAATGGTAACTGATCCTTCACCAACAGTAAGAATTCCAGTAATACGTGTATTACCTTTAACTAAAAGAGTGGTTCCACTAGTACCAACATTAGCACTACCAATTGTAGTAACCCCTAATATAGTAGCATTTCTATCAATCTTTAAATCCTTTCTACCAGTAATGATTCCAACAGAATCAATATTTACAACTTCTCTACTAAAGACTGATCCAGCAACTGATATTTGCCCATCAAAATAAGCTACTGTTTTAGTTGTATCTCCAGTTCCAACATATAAAGTATATTCAGATCTTGCAGTAGTTCCAATACCAACATTCTTTGTTGTATGAATTCCAGCAGAACCAACTGCCCAAGTTCCACCAGCACCAGAAGATCCACCCAAATCTTCACTAGCAATACCAATCCAACCTGTACCTATTCCACTGTATATTAATAATTTACCATATCCTTCAGATTCATCAAAAGATACATCATCAAGATCCTTGATAAATCCAGCACCACCTCCACCAATAGTATATAACTGTTGCTCTACTCTATTAACAAAGAGTCTGTAGTTTGATGCTAAATCTTGAAGAGTAGCAAATTTCTGATCTGTAGGAGTAAGAGGATCACTACCTTGTTTTTCTGCAGGATCAGGAGCTATGGGACGATCATTAACTAATTCTTCTTTTAATACTTCTTGCTTACCTTTTATATCCTCTACAATCTTATAAAGTTCTGCAATATTAACTCCCTGTTTATCAGACTTTTCACTTAATTTCTTAATGTCTTTATCATAGTATTTTACTTCTGGAAGATTAGAAACTTCTTCTTTTAGCGCATTGAAGTAATTTCTAATTTCTTTATTGGCATCAAAATACTTACTATTATACTCATCTATTCTCTTCTCAATATTCTGCTTTGCTTCATTCAGTTTACTTAATACACTTTTCTTTAACTTTCTATCATCATCTTTAAACTGATTCCTATGCTCATATATCTTAAGAGCAGTCTCCTTTAACTCCTCATATATATTATCTTTAGTTTCTTGTAGATACTCCTTTACTTCTTTGATCTCAACTTTCTTCTCAAAATCTTTAGTATCAAAGGATTCAGTTAGATCATCAATATCTTGATTGAAACTATCTTTAAGAGTTCTAAGATTATCATTAACCTTATCAAAGTCATCATCTATAACGCTAAAAGTTTTCCCAATCCAAGAGAAATCAGGAACTTCATTTACTTCATTAACCCACTTAGGAAACTTAGGAATATCTGCTCTAACACCATCAATATCTTCTTTGAGTTCTTCTAGTTGATCTTCATAATATCTTACTTCTGGAACTTCTGGAATACTCTCCTTTACTTCCTCTATATGACTTAGAAGTTCTTGTAGTTCATTATCATATGACTTTATCTCAGGTATCTCAGGAATGCTTTCCTTGAGATCATTAACTAGACGTAATAATTCAGGCCAAGGGGGAACTATATCTTTTACTTCTAGAAAAGATTCTCCATTAACATCTTCTATAGTTTGAGTCTCTTCCTTTATTTCCTCTTCTTCTTTTTCTATATAATCTTCTACAGATGGTAATGTTTCTTCTGAAATAAACTCATCAACTGAAGGTAATTCTTCATTACTTTCTTCAAAATCTTCAATCGATGGCAAGTTTTCAATGTTGTCGTCAGACATGTTATGAGTATCTTAGTACTGTGGGATTTCTCTCCCTATACTTTATTTATTATCTTCTAAATTAGCTGCTTTAAGCATCTTTGCTAATTCAGCAGTAGATCCCACAAACAAAGCATTATTAACTGTATTTGGTCCTTTAGATTGCTTCTCTTCTTCTACATCTTTTAACTTCTTCTGTAAGTCCATCAACTTATCAGTTGCATCAGATACACTCTTAATTAATTGACCTGCAACTTCATATGCTCTTGGCATCTCACTGTCCTGTGCAAGTTCAAGAATACCATTAATTGCTTCCTGACCCTTCTCTATGATGCTATAAAGATTGCCACGAGTATACTCATAGTCTTTTTCAATATCATTTCTTTCATGTCTTTCAGGTTTACTTATTCCAACTTCAGTTGATTCAGTAGGAACTATATCTCCAGAAACATTAAAAGCATCATTTAATTCATCAAATTTTTTAGTCATTAGGTAGTTCCATCAAATCCAAAGTCATCACCAAATTCTATAGCAGCATTGTCAGTAGTTGTAATAACTTTGACTTCTGCTCCTAGAACATGATCTGCTGCAGTAGTATTGTCTTGTGCTCTTCTTACAGTCAATGCTGTTCCAGAGACAGACTCTACAAACATTTCCTCTTGATCTATGTATATGTAATTGGTTGCTTCTATGCCACTAGCACTATTAACGTTAATGATTGCTATACTATCATCTATATTTTCTTTCAAGTTGGTGGTAACTGTATCACCATATGCTTTGGTTGCTCTAGGAACTACACTGTAAGTAACTTCCCTAGTAGGAGTAGTTGTCTTACCACCAGCAACATATCCAATAGATGCCTTCTTGATGATATCCTTGGATACATCTGTATTGACTGGTCCAAAGAAGTATGTCTTAGCAGTAAATCTCATAGTATAAATCAATGCCCTTCTAGTGGAGAAGTCACTCTCATAATCATCACTAGTGGTTATTGAATTTAATACAATAGGTATATCTCTCTTCTCTCCAATAGTATCAACTAGGTCTACTGATACAGTATATGCAGGTTGAAAGTATGGGAGGATTTGCTCTACTATTTGGAGCATGTCATCATTTAACTTAGTAAAAATGCTAAGTTCAAAATCAAGATTATATGGTACAGGAAGATATGTTTTTGCTATAGTGCTCTTATCACCCTTAACACCTTTTAAAAATGTCTGTGTAGTTGTAGATTTTCTAACAGGATCATAATTAAGACCATTAAGTTCAAAAGACATTCTTGGCAATGTAATTTGAACGGGTTTGTTTAGATCAGGTACTTGCTCCAGTCTTGCTAAAAACTTCTGAGTAGGTCCATATGCCAAAGGAACCTTAGTAGTACTAACCACTGAATCATCATCATTAGTATGCTGTATATTGACGTTATTAAAGATAGAACCAAAAGAAATAATGGTCCTCCTCATTATTTCGTGATAGAAATATTCAAACATTTTTACAATCCTAGTGTATTATTTATGGCATCCCAAATGGGTTGGTCTCAGTGAAGTCAATGATATCATCTCCTGCACTTCCTATGGCAGTATTTTCTGCATAGGCATCATCAGTATTTGTAGCAGCAACTATCTGATATTCATAGGTTGCACCTGATGTACTTCCTGTAATAACTTCCCCAACTGTAAATGCACCTGTTGCAATAGAAACATTGAGCTCCCTAGTAGATGCATCCCAAGACTTAACTCTACCAGTAGCACTACTTGCAGCACCAGTAACAACTTCATTAAAGATATAGTTACCTGAACCACCTGTGTAAGGTGTAGTGATTGTAGCAGTAGGTGCAACAGTATATCCAGCACCAGCATTAGTGATTCCAATCTGAGTAACAATACCTACAGTATTACCACTACCTACATATGCAATTGCAGTTGCTGTTGTACCTGTGCCAGGTGCTCCTGTAAAGGTGATTGTAGGAACTGTGGAGTATC